CGCTCCACGAGGACGAGCCAGTGATAATGCAGGGCTTCCGCTGCTGTGGCCCATCCCTTCATGGCAACCACGGCCATGATGGCAGTACGGTACACCCCGTAGGTACCCACAAGGCCGAGCAGAATGCGCCCAAAACGCTCGTAGTGCTCCACCATATACGATACGCCACTGAGCGTAGTGTTGATGATACCCTCGCTCTGCTGTCCAATTTCATTGAACATCATCGTAATGGCATCCTCAATGTTGCTGATCTGCCCGGTTATGGTCTTGCTCTGTTCCTCCATCAACCCGCCGAACTTGCCGCCCTCGTCGGTCAAGCTCTCAATGACGGCCTGCACCTCAGGAAAACCCACCTTGCCAGCTTCCACCAACTCCTTCACTCGGTTCTCGGCCACACCGAACTGCTTGGCGAGTTCGCTTATCATCGGGATACCCCGACCGGTAAACTGGTTCAGGTCCTGTGTAAAAAGCCGTCTCTGCGCCATCGTGGTGCCGTAAAGGTACACAAGGTCGCCCAAGGGAATGCTAAGACCCGCTGCAATGTCACCGAGACGCACGAGAGTCTCGTTCACCTTCTCTGCCTCAAGTCCATAGGCAAGGAGCTGCTTGGCTCCCTGAGCCACATCCTCCAGCCCGAACGGGGTCGTGGCAGCTGTGCGAGTCAGCTGCATGAGCAGGGCATCGGCCTTCTCCGCGCTGCCCAACATCGTACGGAACGCAACCTCCAGCTGCTGGAACTCACCACGCACCTTGGTGATGTTTCCCACGAGTTCCTTGATGGTGAACGCAGCGGCGAGCTTCTTCACAGTGCCCTCCAACGACAGGCCGCTGCGGTCGAGTTTGCGCATCTCGTCATTGGCCGAGGAAGTTTTCTTCTTCAGTTCGTCGATCTTCTCTTCTGCCTTGTCAAGCCGCTGCGACAGCTTGTCCACCATCAGGAATTCTATTCTTACCGGTTCCATTCTTATAGCTTGCTTTGATAAAATCCTGCAATCTCCCGGGCTTCCTCCTCCGCACTCTTCTCTCGGCGGTCGGTTCCGGAACTCTTGTCTCTCACGTAACGGGGCGCATCGCTCAGCATCATGATCAGAGTCTGGTAGTTCACCCTGTTCAGAATGTAGTCCACGCTCCACCCCGTAGCGTCGGCTATCTGCCACACAAACCCGAAGGGGCTATGGGAGCCCTCGTAACGGCTCTTTAACTCCCCTCCTTCTTTCGGCTCACTCTCAGCATCATCGGATTCGTCCGCTCTGCTGATTTGATAATAGGTATAAAAGGGTCTGTGCCCATCAGGCTGACAAAACAACGCACCACACCCAATAGGTAACGCTGCTCCATGAAGTTGCGTACAAACCACGAAACCGCACCTACCAGCAAGTGACGGGGAACCCAGCCCCTACAGATTGTGTAGGCCACCATACGGCTCAACTTGTGTCCGTGGTCAGCGAGAAAACGCATCTCCTCCTCTTTGGTGAAGTTCCACATCTGCTCACTCGTTACTCCCATGGAAAGGTATGTCCGGGCAAAAAGAATCTGCCCGGACATATAAGGCCGCTTCATCGTCACGCGCAGCTCGACGGGAGTCTTTCTCCACGGTAGGCGAAACGCCTTCAGCGGGACGCTGACTCCGATATCCAGGAGGGCATCAGCCCCCTCCCGCTGAATCTGTCTGATGACGCTATCTTCCATAAGCTACCTCCACAATGTTTACTATTCGGAGGCTTCCGGAAGTTTGTACCCCCCCGTCTTCCACTCCGTCGGGAGTTCGTCAGTGTTGAACACCCCATAGGGGGCGCCGCCGTCCTCCGGCATCGCCACCTCGAGCGAGCATTCGACCTTCGCGGTCTCCGTCAGTGTCAACTTTCCGCCGAGGTTCGACAGCAGTGTGGCGTTCGGCATCAGGATGCTCTGTCCGGACACGAGGTCGATTTCCCACGGGCCCGACATCAGGAGGGCAGCCGAAGGTGACGTCCAGCCAACGGGATTCTCCTTCTCCACATCCTCAGCCTTGTAGTGCAGGCTGCCACCGAGTAGCTTGTGCAGGTTCTCGTAATTCAACTGGATGATGTTGAACGTAGGGGCGATGCTGCCGTTCGACTGCGGGATGACCAGCACCGGGGTACCTGGCACCTGCTCCGCCTCAATACGTGCGGCCTCAGGCTTTTTACCACCCATATCCCACGACCCTTTTTCAATATAGCCCACGATGAAGTCCTTGTACTTCACGGCGCCAATTCCAAACATGAAATTTTCGTTCATCTTCTTCTCATTTTTAGGATTGTCAATACTATGCCGGACGCCAACCCGGCAATAAAGGCGATGACGGCTGTACGGAAGGGGTTCGTATGCCGAACCTTTTCCGTTTCAACGGCCGACTGCAATGCCTCCAGGCGGTCCCGGTATAGGGCGGTCTCCCGCTCGTAACGTTCGCACTGCTGCTGAAGGCTATCGCATGTGGCGTACACGATAATCGTGTCGCCCCGGTGTTTCACCACCGCACTGGCCTGCCCGCTCTTGGCGCGGTACTCGGCCGCCTCGGGGAGCTTACGGAGGCTGTCCGTCGGTATCTTCAGCACCGCCTCCGACATCGGCACTGTCACCGTCTTCAGCACCCTCACCTCGCGCGTGAGGCTGTCCGCGGATACCCGGATTTCTGCCGACGTCTGCGTGACGGTCGCCTTTCGGCAAGTCCCGCAGCTTTGAAAGCACAGGGCAATCAACACGAAACTTACAGCCATTGGCACTCTCCACAGCCTTGCGGAAGCGTGCCATCTCCCGCTTGGTCGAGCCGAACTCCTTCTTGGTCTCACGCAGTTCTTCCCTGGTTTCACTCAGTTCCTTTTTTAATGGTTCCACAATGTTCTCTATCAGTATCCGGGTGGCGTGCTCAGCGTTGTCAATCCGCACCGCCTCGGCTTCCGCCTTGGCCTTATCAGCATCAGCTTCCGCCTTCCGCACCGTGGCACGGAGCGTGACAATACCGACAAGAGCCGCCAGCAGACCGCCGCCCAGTACGAGGTTGAGTATCTCGCTGAACTCCATATCGCCCTCCCCTCCTATTGATGGATGCCTATCGACTTCAGCCACTCCTGCACGTCGAAACTCGGACAGGCTTTCGCCGCCAGTTCGTTGTGCCCCACGATTCTCACACCGGGGAAGCGACGGTGGAAGTCCTTCACATATCGCTCCATGGCCCTCTTCTGCCACGAGGTGCGGGTGTCCTCCGGAGTCTTGCCGTCCCTGGCAACACCGCCCACATATACCACATGGCGGCTCATCGAGTTGTAGCCTTTGACACCGTTGGTCACCTCCCACGGGTCGACACATGCATCCTCATTGTTATTCACAAGCCGCTCCACCCCACCGTTCAGGTGGAAGAGGTCAGTATAGCCAACCTGCTTCCAACCTCGGCCCCCCTGGCTCACGGGGGAGGTGTGCCAGCGGCGGATCTCCGCTCCGGTGACCTCACGCCCGCAAGGGGTAGCGGTACAGTGGATAACAAGGTATCGCAACGCTCCCATCTCCTACGCTCCTCTCTGTGGCTGACTGATGGTCACCTTTACCGTCTTCGAACCATCACTGTCCAAGGTTAGGGTCAGCGTGCCACTCTTGGGGCTGCCCGTAGCGTTCTCTTCAGCGGTAATTTTTACACCCGAGGCGGTTTTCTCTACCTCAAAGCCTGCAGGGGCTTCACCCACAGTGTAGTCACCACTCGCCGTCACCGTTACTTCCTGGCTTCCACCCTCGGCGGGAATAGACACCGTTGTCGGGTCTGCGGAAATCTTGCCCTCGGTAGAGGTGCCGGCACTGTAGATGGCCCCTATGGCATCAGCCACCTTTGGCATGCCGATGAAGTAGTGGCGGAAATTCACCTTGTTGCGCTGGTACTCGGGGTCGGTTTCCGCCGCACTCCAATACATCTTCGTCGAACCGGTAGCTTTGAACACTCTCGGGGTGTAGAAGGCGAACGAGGCCTGATAGCCCGTGGTGGACTTCAGTGCACACTTCACGCCCGCCGTGCTGTAGTACGGGTTGTTGGCGAACTCGTACACCGCAAAGCCATACATATTAGCAATCTTGCCCGTAGTGTAGTTGTAGTACTGGTCGGCGAACTTCTGGTCAACCATCAGAAGGTCATTCACATGGTCGCTGCAGAGCACCAGGCGACGTCCCTGCGTCGGGACGCGCAGCTTGTCGAACTTCTCCTTCAGGGAGATGATGTCTTGCCTCGTAATACGCTTTCGGCCTGTGCCGTCATCATCTCCCGTGGTGGCAATGACCGGGGTCTTCGCCGTGTTCTTCTGCGGGGCAAGGGCATGCGCCGCCTTCTGAAACTTGGAATCGTTAATGGAGTTAGCATGACTCTCCTTCACGCGGCTCATCTTGTCATAGCTGATGGCATACAGTTCGTCGTCGGTAATCGGCGTGACCTTCGTTTGGAACTTGTCCAGGCTGATGGCGATGTCCTTGTCGTCCAGAGCCTGCAACGGGATAGGATAGGTGGTGTTGTTCACCAACACGTCGGGGTCTACGCCCACTTCAACCAGGTGGATGACATCGTTGTTTACGATACTCGACTGGTCGGGAATGCCGTCCAGCCAAGATGACTCCAGCCCGGCGCGCAAGGCTTTCACCATCTCTCCCGTCCAGATTTCCTTCAGCACACCGGCACGCAGGGCTCCCTGCGGGAACGCCACTCCGACAAGGGAGGCAATGGCGTTCGCCCCGACAGCTCCTACCACCGGAGACACACCCACTGCCGTACCGAACACGGCTCCCGTCAAGGCATTGAACAGGATAGCCGCAAACATGGTTAAAATCGTTTTCATTTTCATTGTCTTTTTGTTTTGGGTTTCACATTCTTCTACATGTAATCGGCACAATCGATGCCGTACTCCGCCTTGTACAGACGCTTGTACTCGTCCGGTTGCTTCTCGCGGATTTCCATCAGTCGATCAGAGGGT